GGCGTCATACTTCGTCCCAGCTTTATCTCCTCGTGCCTGATCTCGCGGGCGGCGTTGAGGTTGAGCATCGGGGCGTCCCAACGCGCTGGGTTGTTCTTCCAACGCGGGTCGCTGGCAACGTCATCATGCACGCCGGTAAGGTCATTGGCTTCCATTCCGATAAGGACATTCTCCTTACCGAGACATTCGCTGTCACCGCCAAGTAACTTCTTGGCCGCCCGAACTATCTCATTCGCTACGCTAAACGCCATAGTCACTTTCCTGTTCGCAGTGCTGTGTTCTTATCCTGCCCTACGTCTGGGCAGTCACACTGGTCGACGTGCTTGTTACAGTCAACACACCACTTAACAGCAAAGTTCTGGTGTGATGCAATAGCCGCAAGCCGCTCGTTTATATCAGGGCAGATGCAATCGTACACATCCCGCTGGCATCGAATACAGAACATAACATCAACTCCAGTGTGAAGCCCTTTCCCCACCCTTGAGCGGAGACTCGTCCTCGGGACTCTCGTCCTTACTATGTCCGCCAAGTGTGACAGGTGAACACTCCAGCTTTCCTGATGCCCGCAGGATGGCCAACATAGCTTCCTTCACCCTGGCAGCTTTGGTTTGTGTGCCCGCAGCAAGCCGGGCTTCATAGGGGAACACATACTCGGCCAAGCCGCGTGCCACGAGCTCGCGTGCAACCGAAGATGACTTGTTAACCATTTCGCCAACAAGACCATGCGGACTGTCTTTGACATATCGGACAGAGATGGTGTCGTAGTGGCCAGCCTGTGCCTTACCCGCCTGCAACTGCTGCTTCGCGTCCTTTCTCGGCATCATAAGAAAATAATTCCTCGCTCCGAGTACACTGAACTGTTCTGCGCCAGCGTCGGGTCAGCGCAAATCCTGCTCAGAGCCATGATGACAGAAACAGCGCCATCAATTTTTTCTTTTGACTTCTCCTTGTCAGGCTTGATGCTTCCGGTCGCGTCTGTTGTAGCCGATACGTTCCCGGCGCACCAAGAAAGGATGGGATCGCCATAGTGCTCCAGCTTCTTCTCCAGCACCATCCCCATGAGCTCCTTCATCGGCTCGCTCATCGTTCGGTAGCCCATGCGACATTCTGCTGGCTTAAAGCCATCTGCTTCCAGCTTCTTGGCAATCCACTGCGCGTTCCATGAGTCAAACGCAATATCAGTAAACTGGTAGCGATTGCGGAGTTCGACTATATGCTTGTGGATAAACTCGTGGTCAATAGAACTGCCAGGGCACGTGCTCAAGTAACCTTCCCTTTTCCACACATCATAGTGCACTCGGTCCTTCTTCACGCGCTCATCAATGCACCCCTCTGGCACCCAGTGCCAAACCAGTACTGACCACTTCGGGTCGGCGGGGCTGACCACCTTCTCTTCATACTCGACGGGGATGCGGAACTGAACCTGCTGTCGTGTCTGCGGCTTAGGAGTACGCTCGACCACTTCCTTCCTCGGAGGGAACACGAGCGCGAACGCTGTTAAGTCGTTCTTCGAAGAAAGGTCAAGCCCGCCAATTGCAATCCGGCCCTCCAACTCCTTCTCTGCTGCGCGTCGCAACTCAATCGGGGAAGCAAGAGGACCGGCGGCGTTGCAGCGTGCCCACTTATCCGGCGGCATCCATCTGATCTCTTGGTTAGTCCAGACGTTAAGATGCTTGCAGAGGAAGCTGTTGAGGGCAGTCGGGTCCACCTTCGCCTTCGTACACGCCTCGCGCAGATAGTCCCGCTTGACACTGACTCCGATGTTCGGGTTTGCCTTGCACCAGCACTTCTCATCTTGCCAGTCGTCGCCGCCCTTTCCTTCCTTGTCCGCCTCGTCGATGCAGGCTATGTAAGCGAAGAAGGCGTCTCCTTCCTGCGCCGACAGAAGACCAACAAGAATATTCTCGGCGACCTTCCGCTGCGCGAAACACACACCCTTCGTGTCGTAACCGGCTGTGGTGATGGCGATGCAGAGTGCTTGACGCCTGGCCGCTGTTGATTCCTTGTATGCGTCGTAGAGCAAGCGCGTTGGATGCTGGTGGAGCTCATCGGCGATGAGGCAGTGTGTGTTCTTACCATCAGCAGTTCCATAATCGGCTGACTGCGGCTCGAACTTCGATGCCATATCAAGCACACTCAGATTGTTTCGATAGGAAGACACACGGCTAGCGAGGTACGGTGACTTCTTACGCATGCGAGCCGCTTCATCGAAGACAATCTTCGACTGGTCACGTGTTGTAGCAATCGAATAGACCTCAGCGCCGGGCTCGTCATCAGCAACCATCATGTAAAGTCCGATGCCTGACAGGAAGGTTGTCTTTCCGTTCTTGCGGGCAACTTCAATGTGCGCTTCGCGGAATCGCCGCGAGCCGTCCGCACGCATAAAGCCAAACAGGTTAGCGAGGATGAACGTCTGCCAAGGCTCAAGGATGAAGGGCTGACCACCACCCCTGCCCCACTCGCCCTTGCTGTGGCGCAGCATTCCAAAGAAGTCGACGACGTGCTGGGCTGCATCCTTGCTGAAAGTGATCCCGCGCTGCCCCCCATACTTTAGGTCAGATATAAAGCGCTTTGCTGCCAGTATAAGGAGTTTCCCAGCGACTATATTGCCGGTAAGGATGTCTGAAGCGTACTTTACAGCCACTTTGTAGGCGTCGATTCTGATGACAGAAGGTGGGCGTATAATCAGGTCTGGCATTGTGTTCTCCTTGTTAAAGGTGCGGGTCGATCCGACGCCCTTGCTCCACGCGTCTCAAGTGGTCTTCGTAGTTTTTTTTTTGAAAATTTGATGTTCCCAGACAAACGTCTGGGATTTCCCGCTCACGGGACGTTAATCCGGCGCTTTCAGCAACGCCTCAATCTCTTCAGGTGTTTCGTGAACAAGAACTTGGCCATCTGCGCTCTTCAACTTTAGGGCGCAGCCACCGAGGTAGGGAAGAGCGATTGAGAAATCGGCGGCGTCAAGAACAACGACGCGCGCCGGATTCAGGAAGTCGTGCAAATCAATCAGCTTCATTGCTTGGCCACTCGCTTCGCGGCTCGCCTAACCTTCTTCCAGAACTTCTGAGACCAGAGCGTTGGCCTGAAATTAAAGGTGAGGTGCTCACCCCGGCCTCCCGATAAGGACGCAACTCCTCGTCAAGAGTACGTTTGCGTGGGCTTGCACCTCATCCGCGTCGTACTCACTGCCTAGAATCTTACCCGCACTGGGCCGATAGAATCTCTGCAATTTTTCGGAACGCGAAACTTGTTTTACATGACTATCGTCTCATCTATCTGAGACAAGTCAGGATCGTCATTCGTCGAAGAAGCATCTGCCCGTCCGGGGAACTCCGGTTGCACAGGCTTCTTCTCAATCTTGAGCTTAGTTCTGCTCGCGGGCGTCAACCCGAACTCAATCAGGTACGATTTCATGTTCTTGCTAGTGGCAAGGTAACCAGGCAGCGCAGGGTTTGTCTTGCGTGTATAGCCAGCGAGCCCGCCCTGCTTATCAAAGAAGGGGACATCTACCATAGGCTCCTTGAGCGACTCGTTGTAAAACTGCTCGGCCAGAGCTGCGCTTCGGCACGCCTGAGACAAAGCGAGTCCGTCGACGATTGAGAGAACACCAATGGTCGTCAGCTCCTTCACAAACACGTGCCAGTACCTCTTCGCTGCAGTGCCCATGCCCTTCGGCATTTCTGGCACGCCCAGAGGAGGTTTTGGCTCTAGCTCGTTGAGAGGACGCCCGCCTGGATTGCCCTCAAGAATCTTGATGGCTGTCGGCTTGGGTCTTCGGCTCAAAGTTTACAGAACCTTTTTCAGGTCCGCCTCGGCCTTGGCAACGAGCGCTTCAATCTTGCCTTCAACGCTCTTCACATCAGCCTTTGCTTCCGCTTCGAGTTTCGTCGCTTCAGCTTTCGCGGCAGCAACAACCTTCGCAACGTCAGCAGAAATCCTTCCGCGCACCACAAGTTCCTTGTCGTGAAGCGCAACCACAAACCTTTTCCACTCTGCTCGCGCGTCGGCGCTAACCTTTGCAACATCGGCCCTCAAGCCCTTGCGCTCGAAGTAGGCAGCGATGGTCAGACCTGCCAACAATACAGCAATGACTTCAGCATGCATGATAATTCTCCCCTGCGCGCTAACTGCGCCAGTGTATCCCCTAAGTGTGACGGGTTACGCAAAGGAAAAGGGCAGCCGGTTAGCTGCCCTCCTGGTTTAGCGGAGTTGTCGAGCGGGAAAAATCTAAGCGTTGGCTGCCAGTTTTTGCAGGCCCAGCTTCGCGGCGTTGACTTCGTTCTGAACCACTGAGATTTTCTCGTCGTACTTCGTGCCAGCCTTCATAGTCGCTTTCTCGATGCTGGTGTTGATTCTGTTCTGTGCCGCTGTCAGCTTTACGGCGGCAGCGTCCGACGCCTTCGTTGTTGCCTTCGCAATCGCCGCTGTCTTGCGGGACTGCACGCGCGCCAGTTTCGCTTCGAGTTTCTCAAGCGTTTTTGACGCCTTGGTAATGTCTGCGGTTGTGCCCATAATGTTCTTCTGCTCCTGTTGCGCTCCAATGTTTGCTGCGCCAAGTACATCCTACCAAACAAGCGGGTCGATTGCAAGGACTACTTTTGGGAATAAATGTCGTCGTCTTCCCAATTAAGGCTTATCCGCCCGGCGAACAGGGTGCCATCCAATGGTCGCTGGACAGCCACGCTCAATTGCGCTCTTCATTTCCGGGGTAACTTTAATGAGGCACTTTACCTCGACTAAATCTGTTGGTCCGGTCACAGGAATTCTGAGGTCGTAGATACGAGCATTCTCGTCAAGAAGGTCGAGCCACTTCTCAAACGACAAATCGGTCGGATATGACTTCTGGTAGCGACGAATAAGTTCGCGATGGTTCATTTTGCACCCGCCGCCTTGAGGATTTTGTCGAACGTTTTCTTGCTGAAGGACCGGCAACCAACGAAGTACTCTTTACCGACCCTGCCGCCGTCGCCGAATTGTCGATTAAAATCATTACAAGAAACTGACATCTCACGCACCATCACGTATCCCCAACCTGCTGCGAACGCTTTCCTGATGTCGGAATACAGGGCGTAGAACGTCAGCCCGCAAGCGCCCTTTCCATCTGGCTCGGTGATCCGGTCTTTGAGCAGGTAAATCGTCTTCCTGTCCAGCGTTCTGATTATGGTTCTTGGAGCCTTGTTCTTCGTTTCCATTTGACGCGCCTCCTGTCACAGTGAAAAGCATACCAGATCTTGGCCAGGGAAGTCAACCCCGGAAGCCTGTCACACCTCCGCAGATTAAGAATTCGATTCGCTGGTGTGTGTACGTGAC